TGCAAAGAGTTGACTGTTACGTCTGGCTCTTTTTGAATGCGAACAGTGTCGCCTTGGTTTGCAATGTCACCAAAGTAAGAGTTGTTGGTGATTGCGTTAGTTACAGCAGAGCGTCGCAGTGCGATCTGTGCTTGTTTGGAGTAGATGATTGGGGAGAAATTCCCGTTAAATCCACCACCAGCGGTTCCGATAGCCATAATAATTCTCCTTTATAGATATGGCGTGAAGATAGACACTACATACCCACTTCAAAGAGGCTCTTGTTATAGGGTGGTCAGCTTAGCTCTTAGGATTGCCACCCTGTGAGCGCTGGGCCTATAGTCGGAGGTAGTTCTTTATTTGTGGCTTAGTGCTTAGTTAAAAGCATGTACAAGCAGTTTGTGCCTGACAATGTACATGCCTATAGTTTTACTTACAATTAGAGTAATGTCAATCTATTTCTTTGACATATCGTAAATAAACTTACCTTGGCGTTGAGCTTCAAAGATCTCTTCTGAGCGCTTTTCGTACTCTTTGATAGACATCTTGGCTACCTTAGATTCACTCAAAAGGTTTGCAGTGCTGTCCTCGCTAGGCGTAGTGTTTCGTTTAGTTCTTACTGAAGAGGCAGCAGACTTGTCAGAGCTTGAACCCTTAGTAGTCTTTATGTTATTGTCTGCCTTGTATAAATCAATAACACGTGATACTGACTTAGCGTCTTCTGAGTTCTCGTATAGTGCGTCCTGTACCCACTTAGGCTGTACTTCTGCCCAGTCGTGGAAAGCGTCATCGTTACGGATACCCTCAAAGTCTGGGTGCATCTGGAGTAGCTCAGCCTCAGCACGATCACGCTGTGCTTGGATACGCATACCCTCTATCTCTTTTAGCCTACTGTCTAACTCCGTAGAACGCTCAAGTGATTTCTTGTCTGCAATGGCTTCTACTATGCCAGCTACATCAGGGTACTTCTTAGCCCAGGCTTCTATCTCTTTGTCTGACTTAGGTAGTACCAACTCGTTCTTAGCTGCAGCATTTAGTTGTTGCTCTAGCTTCTCAAACTTAATTTTCCACTCTTGCTCTTTGTCTTGCATGTGGCGGCGTATGTCGGAGTAGCGTTGCTTGAACGTCTTTTCTTCAGAGCTTAGCTCAGTAGTATCTTCTTGTGCTTTGGCTTCTGGCTCTTCTTCTTGTTTGGTACTACTCTCTGCCTGAACTTGGGGTTCGCTAGGCTGTGAGCTATCGGGTTCCGCTTGTGGGGTTTCTTCTTGTTCTTCGTCTGGTTCATCTGATACGCCCCCCTGTGCTTGCATTAGAGCTTTTAGTTCTTGCTCATCACGCTCAATACGAGAAAGGTTACGCTTGTGTGATACGGAGTCCGTTTGAATAGTTTGTGCTTCTGTTGACATAGTTTAGTCTTTCTTATGTTGGGGCCAGCCGTAGCTGGGTAGCCTTATAGTTGTGTTGGTAGTCTAGTAGTTACTTCTTCTTTTTGTTCTTCTTGGATCGTTTAGATACGAAGCCGCCTTTGTACATTGGGCCTCCAGAATTACCTGTATCTTCTTGAGTAGAAGCAACGCCTGTCCCTATTGATGTTGCACCAGCAGCTGCTGCCTCTGCAGCAGATGAAGCGCTAATTCCTATATCTATAGCCTTTTTTGCTGCCGCTGCTGCAGCTTCTCCATCACGGCCTGCTGCTTTGGCAGCTGCAGAAGCAACCTCTGCTGCTTGACTAGCAGTTTGTATATCTGCAAAAGGATCATCATCGTTGTTATCACTAAATCCTTCGCCCGTACTGTATGTACCACTCGGTTGTCCATATTCTGTCTGATAGCCTGCTTCAAATGTAGGCACTTCAAAAGCCTCTTCACCGCCTGCTGCTGCTGCAACCGTTGCAGTCTGCTCTTCACTTAGTCCGAATATATCTTTTACTTTACCTACTATATCATTAATAGTCAAGTCAAATATACTACCGCCTTCAGGGATAGCATAGCCTTGTTTCTTCATTTCAGCTTCGATTTTCTTCTTAGTACTATTAGTAGCCCAAGCACCAAACGCACCAAAGATAGGATTAATAGCAGCCATACCTGCCATCATAGCCATTGCAGTCCTGTTCTGTGCGTAAGCTTTTTGTAGTTCTGATTCACTCATACCCGTATAATCAACTGGCTTAGCTGCCTCAGGGGGTGGTGGATCGTCATTACCAGTACTTACTGCAGTCTCTGTAGTTGTAGCTACAGGTTCAGTAGTGTAGCCCTCAGCTACAAGCTGGTCATACTTAGCTTGTTCTGCAGGCAGTGTCAAAGACACCGCAATACCATCAGGAGAGTAAAGCATGACTACACTTGATTGCGTAGCTTGTTGTGAACTATCAATGATCTGCTGGCTTAAGTAACCCGGCGCAAAAGCTGTACCCATACCTTGAGTAAACTGAGCTTGGTAAGGATCAATGTTTGACGTAGAAGCATTGCCTGCGCTTACGTCTGTACCGGGTGCAGCGTACAAGACCTGACCGCCTTTGTTGTACTCTCCTGTATTACCTACAGCTTGAGGAGGTGGGACCATACCGCCTACAGCCATACCCATCTCTTGTAGCATTGCAAGCTCTTCTGGAGTTAGTGCGCCACCCGTTTGGTTGTCCATAGTTTGACTTACAGGTTCGCCACCAATGCGTCCTTCTGCTTCCATCTGACCCATGCCTTGTTTGGCTTGAGTTCGTAGATCCTCAAAGAACTTAACGCCATAGTAACGTGTGACATCAGCAGGTACAACGTACTCGCCTTCACTCAACTGAGCAGGTACATCATCACGTACCTCTTCTGCCATTGAACCTGGAGGTACTTCATTGCCACTTACAGGGTCTACAGTAGTACCATCATCTGCGATACCACCCTCTTGAAGTAGCATCTCCATTTGTTTTGCTTCATTGGCTTCCATTGATTTCGTCCCTCATATATTTCAATCTACGTAGTGAGGCGATCTCGCCTTGAACCCTGTACATGTTATCAGGTTGATTCTCTTGTTCTAGTCTCACGTGTGCTGAGTGTATCTTACTGTCTAAGTACTCTACGTAAGCGTCCCATAGTTGCTTATCATTGACTAGCTTCTTTAGTGCGCCATTCATTTAGTTCGCCTCTGTACTAACCCACCTGTGTTGAAGCGTAGTTCAGTTTCACTAGGATATAACTTCAAGTCTTTTATGTTTATAGTCTTTGCAGTAAAATACTCACCTTCTTTTTTCTTAGCAGCTACATCTTTAGCAAGACTACCATTAGGGAAACTTAATGCCATCTGCCTATCTTTAAGACTTATGTAAGGTTCATACTTTAGCTTTTTAGTGCCTAGCTTTATTTGATTACCTAGTTCTGCTTTAAGCTGCTTAACAGCTTTATCATAAGCTACAACGTATGTATTATGAAAACCTGACCCTTTAGATATAGCTTTTTTATATTCGTCATTACCTACACCAAAGCGCCTAGTTGCTAGCTTTTCAATAGGAGGTAGTACTATTTCATCAACGCCTTTAGTTTTAGCGTCTGCTATAATAGACTGCAATAGGACACGAACAGAATCAGTTAGGCTGGTTAGAGGTGTTTCCTTCTTATCTACTACTCTGTTAGCTTGATATATTACATCATTAGCCTCATCCATAATGAGACCTAATATATTGTTCTTACCAGAGAAGTTATACACATTAAGTTCTGTCTTAGATAGTAACTCGAAATAGTCCTTTATGGCTACAAGATTAGCCTTTTTAGTTTTTGCAAGCTCATCGGGCCAGTCAAACCTATCTTTGAATAACTGTTGAACTTCTTTGTCTTGCTCTATATTAGTTAACTTTTTATTGGTGCGGATAGGAAGGTACTTATTAAATACAAAGTCTTCAAAGTCTTCAAGTACTGTACCAGGAAATTCAAACTCAGGTTTAAATGCTATATCATCAATAGCTAACTTAAACTCTTTCCTGTATTCGTCCGTTAATTCTTTTAGGCTTTTAGCAGCGTCATCCGACATGTTTTGTATAGCGTCAGACTGTAGCTCTTCTATAAGAATGTAGTCAGGGTCTTGATCAAACCTTATGCTTGCTAGATCTCCATCTTCACCTAAAGTCTGTCTTAAGCTATACCTTGTGTGTGCGAGGTTAGAAGGGCCAAAGTGAGTAGTAAGGCCTAAATTTTTATTGGCTACATCTACACCCACCTCTTCATAACCAACCTCTTTATCAATAAGATCAGACTGACGCTGTGACGATCTGTATTTTTGTGGTTTGCGAAGGGCTACTACTTCCATAGGGTCAATCATAGCATCTTGGACTGCTTCATCCGTAGTGTAACGGATCTCTGGGTCTAGTTTGAAATCACGAAACTCTAGTTCACCTTTGGTTACTTTAGGTGCTCTCTTGCGTACAAAGGCTTCAATGTTTTCGCCTTTAGTACCCTTAGTCTCACTTATACTAGCGTTAGCAATAGCATTATCCGCAGGGCTGTAGAACCTAGCTAAGACAGGGCTGTCGGGATCTGCAACATCAAACATACTAGCCCCTTTAGGTAAATCCTTGAACATAGGATTGAACTTAGGGTTATCCGTAATGCCCAGCGCAGAGCTAAGCTCTTTAGCTAACAGTCTGGTTATACCGCTCATTAGGCTACGTTCCCACTAAATCCTTGCTCACCGGGTTGTGGCGCTGTGCCTGTACCCATCTGCGCTCCACCTGATCCTGTAGTATCTTGTACGTTAGCTCCCGCTGGTGCTTGACCTTCTGGACCCGGCGCTGGGCCTTGAGGTTGGGGCTGTGGGTTCTGCTCTTGGAACTTCTTAAATAGCTCAGCTTGGATAGCTGCGTCTTGCATAGAGTTAGTCACCTTGTCTGGGTCAAGATCCATAGACTTAGCGATCTCACGAATGACGTAATCCATCTTAGCAAACGGTGCAAGGTTAGGATTAGACGCTACCTGCAAGAACTGCATCAGACGTTGTGAGCGTACCTCGTTAGACATCAAGCTTTCAGTACCTGACGCTTTTACTTCCAAGTCACCCTTGATTGTTTCATCGTAGTCGAACTGCATGTTGAACGAGAAGAAAGCTTTACCTAAAGGGCCAAGCAGGTAGTCATCTACGTTCTTAACTACACTACGGATACTACCGTTAGCTGCAGACATAAGCATAGAGATACCTGAAGCTGTACGCCCTACGCCTGAGACACCCGTTTGACCGTGAGCAAAGCTAGGAAAGCCAGTACTCTCATCAGCCAATACACGAGCCTTGTCAAAGAGTTGCATGTTCTCTTGAGCTACGTTAGGAAACTTGGTTCCGAAGATTGCTTGACCAGGAGCACCGCCTTGCCTACGGAAGATCTTGCCTGGGTACACACTCATGTCTTGACCCGGTACAAGGTTAGTCTCATCGACTTCCATAATAAGGTTACCAGAAAGTGCAGCATTGTCAATAGCCATACGCATAAAGCCATTCATTAATGTCTGTGTATCGTCCATGTTCTCAGCGATACCTACACCAAAGAAGCTGTATGGGTTGTGCTCGTAAGGTGTGGAGTAGTAAGGAATACGTGCAGGTTTGAATGGGTTAAGAACCATACGTAGTACTTCACCGTTACATACCCAGATGTTACAGCTTACTTCGTTTAGATCACGTAACTCTTTAGGGATCTTTACGCCGTTCTCTTCAAGAATGTCAACGTCAACGTAACCCCAGAACTCCATAACTTCCCAGCGCTCAGACTGAGCAGAGATGTCATCGTCTTCCATCTTCATTTCCCAGTGCTTACGCACGTAGTCTGGGCTTTGAGCAATGGCATTTTCGATAGACTCATCACGAAAGTAAGGACGCCCTTTAAGAGAACGCAGTTGATTACGTGACATCTTGTGACGTTCTACTGCATACTCAGCATCATCCATTGAGGTAGATTCTGGGTCAGGGTAGAAGTTCCATACAGATACGTGGTTACACTCAGGTACAGTCTTAACTATCGGAGAGTACTCACCGTCTTCACCCCAGCTAGGGTACTCTTTATCTACAGCAAATGGGCCTTTCATTACTCCTGTGCCAAGTAGCGCCATCTCGAAAGCCATAGAGCGCAGATGCTTAGATGCACCGCTTTCGTTAAGCTGATCGTGGATCTTCTTTTCCATCTTCTTAGCTGCTACCATCGCAGGGTGGAACGACACAGTAGTTGGAGTAGTACCGTCACCTTCGATGATCTTATCACTCACAGGAGACAACTTACCCTTGAGACCCGCTAAGCGCTCCTGTAGATCAATGATCGTTTCTCCAGGTAGTAGCTTACCGTCATCGCCTAACAGCGCTGTAGGGGCCGCTACGTTCTCTGTGACAGCCCTTCCCTCTTCACCCGCTTTATCTGCGTTAGGATCTACATTAATGTGTACAGCGTCTGCTACACCGTCTGGTAGTACTGTAGGGTCAACGGAAAGTGGGAACTTGTTGTTACCGAAAAGAACGTCTACGATCTGACCATATGCTGCTAGGGTCTTAGTCTTAGTTACCTTAACAAATACACGTGATTTCTCTGTATCAGTGAACTGTACGTCTGTACTGTATAGGCCACGGTAGTTACGGTAAGCACGTAGCCAACGCTCTTCATCAACAAGTCGAGCATCCTCTGCACGGCTAAAGCGATCCTTAACAAAGCTAACTACACTGTTAACGGACTCAAAGAGTTTATCGCTACCATCTTCTGCAGCTACTACTTCATCTGTGTCGAAGTTTACGTCTTCTATGTCTGCCATATTTTAATACCCGAATGTTGAGTCTGAAGCTTGAAATCCAGAGCGTTGATCCTTAGCTGGATTGTAATCCCATAGAGAACTACGTGGTCTTGTCATTATACCATACCTTAACGCATCATACAAGTGGTCTTCTGCATTTGTGTCTACGTCTTCTGGATTTCTTTTGTCCAGTGGGATAGACGGTAGCTGCGCTACTACGTTTGTACAGGTAGAGAAGAACACTAATCTAGGCTCTTCTGTGTATTCATCTACCTGCAGTCGGCGGTGTAATTCGTTCTTTCCTGATATACGTGAGCCTTTTGATCTATCCGAAGGACGCCAGCGACAGCCCTTCATGTTCATCTGCTCCGCTAGTGAGGGTCCAGTATCACCTCTGTTGTGCCATAGTGAGGAGTCAAGTACTCCGTAGCGTATAGTTCCATCTCTAGCCTCTGCCTCAAGTATCATATCAGCTAAGTCTGTAGCTGTGACTTTAGAGCAGTACAACTCTCTATAGACTATGAGTTGTTCTGAGGGAGTTACTGCTAACCATACAACCCCAGTGAATGAACCATAACCGTAGTCACACGCTCTGAACTTAGTCCACGAGTCAGGTATCTCAAAGGGTTCAACAACGTGTATATTCCTGTTGAACTCAGGAAACGCTGCACCTTCGTTAACGTCCCAGTTACCCTCAAGTAGTTGTTTCTTTTGATGCTCAGGTAACGACAGAAGCATTGCTTCATAGTCGCCACTCTCAGCTAGGTGAGGGTTATCGAATAGACTAGCAGGTATAAACCTACGCTTAAATAAAGGCTCACCCGCTCTGCTGTGACCGTTAGGGTACGCTAGGGTTTCACCTGTCTCAATGTCTGTAGCCCAGAAAGGGGTGTTAGACGGGGCTGGATCAATAAACATCTTCTTGACCCAAGAGTGTCCTGGCCCTCCTGGGTTAGTTGTAGCCCTCATGTAGAGGCCTAACTCTTTGGAACTACTACGTAATCTTGAGCGCATATAATTCCACCCATAGGGTGACTGCCATTGAGTTAGCTCGTCGAATGCTACGTAGTTAAACGCCTGCCCTTGGTAGCGCATGACGTCTGTGTCTTTGTCGAGGTAGGACATCCAAAGACGTCCCCCTCTAGGAGTGGTCCACTGAGATTTACGTTCCGACCACTTTATACCGGGTATAGCTTTAGGGTACAGGTCTTGGCTTTTCTGTATTAGTTCCCTAAGTTCTTCTGTTGTGTGACGTACAAGTAAGCCACTAAAGTCTGGGTTATTCAAGTCACGTAGTGGATCTGCTAGCGTGGCGTAACTCTTACCTCCACCCGCTGCCCCACCATATAGTACTTCTCTCTCACTAGACGCTAGATATTGTGTCTGTGGCCCTGGGTTGGGCTGGAATACTACTTCCTGTGCAACTAGAGGATCAAACTCTGCTGGTTTAACTTGAGCGGGTACTGTCTTCTTCTTCTTCGTAGGTGTAGTAACCGAGTCTTTCTTTTTCGAGGATCTCGTACTGCCTGAGCGCTTTTTCGAGCCGCTGGGCAAGCTTGCGTTTAATTGAAGCAAGTGACTTACGTTTTCTTTCGACATCTATACGCTTTTTCAACCCCATGTGTGATATGTATCTACCTGACTGTGTGGACAGCCACGCACTAACTTCCCTGTAACTATACTGCTTTAGGTGCTTCTTTGCAAGTACTAAAAGCTCTAATTCTTTAGTTATAGGTTTTAGCCAGTCATTATCCTCTGGGTCTATCTCATAACCGAAAGGGACTTGGGTAGATACTCGTGGGATTCTCTCCCATCTCTTTACTTTAAAGTCGGGCTTAGGCAACATCCAGTAGCCTATACTCTCTCGTTCTTTAGTTTTAGTTACTCGTTTCATCTTGCTCTTTAGGCGGTAGAATGAATAAGCCACCTGACGCTTTTACTTCTACTCGCTCTGTCTTTACAATGCCTGCACGATCAAGTACTTCTTTGGCTGCAGACATCTTCTCTTTCACGCCAAGCTCTGTAGGATCTACAAGAGCCTGACCGAAAGCTACAGCTGCCTTAGGACCAATACGTGCCATGTACGTCTTAGTACCGTCAAAGATCTCATCCTTAAGAGAATCAATGATAAGTCTTGTAGGAGTGTTATCACTGTAGCCAGCAAGCTTCTTAGCTTTCACTACGTCACCGCCAGCCTCATCGAAGAGTACCTCTAAGAACTTAACTTGATTCTCTGTAAGTTGTCGTGCCATTACACTGCTTTCTTATGTTTGACTATCTGTACCGTAGAACCGTTGTTTAATTTCACCACGGGTAATACCGATGTCTTTTAGTTGTTTGTCACTCATGTTGTTAAGTAACCAGAAGTCAGCTCTCATCTGCTGTGCTTTTGCAAGTGAAGTACCAATAGAAGCAAGGAACTTAGTCACTGCTTTAAAGGTACGTTTGATTGAGGTAGTTACTGCAATTTTAAACTGGCTTGGGTAGTCGTATGTTAAGTACATTATGTAGTCTCCTGTGTTATGCCGTTCTTGGCATGTACAGTTATACTACAAAACAGTCTAATATAGAACTGCTATGTTGGAATACCCGTTATGATATAGGAGTATAAATCTCTTCACCTGACATAGTAACGTGATGAGTCCCTGCTGTCTCAGCAAAGCATTGTAGCTTATCTCCTGGCATCAACGCAATATAAGCACCGCCCTGCACTACTTCCTCCATAGTATTAGCGGGAGATGCAAAGTGGTCTACAATGTAGTGATGCGTAGTCGTAGCAGCCTCATACCAGTACACGCTAATCTTTTTGTTGTTAGCTGTACTGTTAGATAAGTGTAGGAACTTAACTAAGCATACAAAGTTGTTAGGGCATACATACAAGTCATCAGGGGATGATGAGCTAGTAGATGAAACATCCACAGACTTCGTAACGTACTTGACTGTTGAGGAGTTAGACATTACTTTTTAATAACCTTCTTAGCCGTTTTAACTACCCAAGCTTCATTCACATCAGGAGTACTGGGGTCATCAGCAATGAAATGTCCATCCGCATCACGTGCTCGCACCACTTCAAGAGTTTTATCCTGTTTTACCTCTACCTTCTTAGCTTTCTTTTTAGCGGGTTTCGCTTTAGGTGAAGGTGAAGCATCAGCTGTACGACAGATTTCAGTAACATTAGAGTCTTTGCTCTGCACGTTACCGTAGTTGTCTTCACCTGCAGACTGGTTTCCCATAGCGTCCCAAACGTACCCGTGCTCATCTACAGTGTAGCCAGCAGCCTCAAGGGCTTCTTTATACTTGTGGTAATACTTCATTAGGTAGTCTTCTTCATAGGACGTTCTGCTGGCATCGAAGCACCACACATGCCACCCTTGTTGTAGCCCATCTTCTTCTTAGTCATACCACCCTTCATGTAACCCATCTTCTTAGCTACTTCAGGTGCTTCTTTCTTAAGAGCCTTCATACCTTTGTTCATCATAATCGTAATCCTTTGTAGGTTAAGTTCTATACTTAGCTGTCTTCTTAGCTATCTTCTTTGGCTGGGCTACAAATTGTTTACCTGCCTTAGTACCTTTACGCTTGGCTGCACTTGTAGCTTTATACTCTGCAGGAGATAAGGCATCCCTAGCTTTCTTAGGGAGGTAACGCTCACCTGTAGCTTTCTTACCTTGAGTAGAGGGCTTACCTGACTTAGTACCCCACTTCTCGTTGCCCCACTTCTTAAGACTTTTTTGACTTTTTGCTAGCGCCATCTGCTTTAGCCTTTGCTGTTTTACTCAGATCTTTGTAGTGATAAAGCTTCTTAGCTGTCTTAGACATACGAGCGCCTGTCATAACAGTGCCATCTGAATGCTTGTGAGTTTTACCTGTGTAGAGAGTACCATCCCTAAGGTAATGCTTAACGCCCTTCATTACTTGTATCCTCCACCCTTAGCTTTATACTGCTTAGCTACCATCTGAGCCTTACGTGCTGACCACTGACCGGGCTTACCACCCTTACTGCCAGCCTTTACTTTAGCTACGAGGTTCTTACGCATGGTAGGCTTAGTGTAGTTACCTGCTGCATTTACTGTTGACTTAGCCATTAGGCTTCCTCTCCTATCTTAAAGCACCCCCACTTAGAGTAAGCACCTCTACTTGCTACCAAGTCAGACACTGTTTTAGCTTCTATCTTACAGGATTGCTCACTAGTAAAAAGCTTATCATTCTTTGCCGTAACTTGACAAGAAGAAACATCAGGCTGAGTACATATCATTACTATAGCCAACCACATACTACCAAGCCTTACAGGACCAGTAACGTGCAGTGAACTTATCTGTAGCTGTATCACAACTGTGTCTAGCTCTGAAGTTCTTACGGCGCTCTGGGTTGTCCTTCTTAATAGACATGTTAGGGTCACCGAACCGTACAACCTTTACTTGGTCACCCTTCTTAGCTAAGACAGCACTCTTCTTAGACCCACCTGGAGTCTTCTTAGGTTTGTTGTAACCAGGGTATGTCTCACCCCGGTACTTCAACTTACCACTAGGTAAACGCTCTACGTCTTTAGTTGTAGCCATATCACATCAACTCAAAATGAGGGCCGTCAATAAAGGGTCTGCGCCCTTGACTACGGCGTAAATCTACATAAGCCATCATAGCATCTTCAGCTGAGCTTGGGTAACTACGAATGTCACCCTCTGACCAAGCTGCACCCCACTTGATAGCTACACCAAGTTCCTTAGCTGCCTCTTTCATTGCATCACAGAGGTCATCGTATACGTTCAACTCCCAGCAGCCCTTGCCATCCACGTAAGCCATAAGGTCTACTGCACGTCCTTCTAGGTGTTTAGACTTCATAGTCTGGGACTTACCTGCAGCTACAAGCTTCTCTTGCTCTTCTACTGTACGCATACCGTACACTACACCGAAGTCTACCTTGGTTAGTTCAATAGCTCGTTTGACTACAGACACAAGGCTTTCATCTACGCCTTCCATCTTAGCTAAGCTACGACTTGATAGTTTAAATGCCATTACTTCTTCCCTGTGAAAAACTTAGATACGGATCTCATACCAATGCTAGCACTAACGATACCACCTAAGGAGTACTGATACCACGTAGGCATAGACTCTAAGGCAGTAAAGCCAGCCTGTACAATAGAGTTACCCCACTCACCACAGAAAGCTAAGATAAGAGGGATACTAAATAGTAAAGTAATCCACTCATCCTTCCAGCTATTCTTGGTGCTGTCCATTGCAGCTATATCCCAGTCAAGCTCACCAGTAGCTTGCTTAACTCGTATCTCTGCATTAGCTTTAGAGACTGCTACCTTACCATCAAGATAAGTAGAAGCTAAGCCACCGACTGCACCTATAATCTGACCTATCATTTGTTATAACTCTCCTCGTGTACTACACGTGTAGGGGTTACAGTAGTCTTAGACTCTTTGCCCATCCAGATGCCAAAGCAACCAGTTAAAGCACCCATACAGACTGATACAAGGCCTGACTGTGCTACGCTTGGATCTGGTAGTGACATAAACCAATGTACTGCTTGGTAAGTCAATACAGTAACCGCAAGCATCATAAGCCTGGGTAGTACCTTCCAATCGTCTAACACTGTCTTAGCCACGGCAATACTCTCGCTCTCTATCTGGGTCTAACACTTCATTACGACTCAAGTGACCCTCTAAGTACATCGCTCGTTCTACGTGATCAAGTGTGTACCACACACCTGTATCGTTATGAATAGCAGTACGGACATAGAATACGTCAGACTTAGGTATGTGTACTTGACGTAATCTACGGGAGTCATTGTCAGCTAAAGCTAAATAGAACTCAGTTAACACATCCTCTGATGCATATAGTTTTACTTGTTTTTTCATAGGAGTCAAGTACTTTATTACGCTACAAGTGATAATAGTTACAAGTGTTATAGTATAACTATGTAGTTCTAACTACCATATATTACTTTATATGTAGTTATATTATAAGGTAGTTATACTATATCTAAGTTTAAACTACTTATTAAGTAATGATAGTATAGTTTAACTATTGTGTCAAGCTATTTTCTTAAGTTCAAACTACTATAGTTATACTATATCTAAGTTTTATTACTAAATAGTTTAACTATAACCCCCTTACCCCCTATACTCCCCAAGTTATACATAAAACAGGGGAGCTTGTCAAGCCGATAAACTTGTAGTCGAGGCTAAATAGTTCAGAAGTGTTGCAATAAAAGCACACATATACTAGTGTTACAATATAACGTCCTTCTTTAGAGCGGTATACGGGAGAGGTTGTGCGTGTAGGGGTACATATAGGTCGTTTCAAAATCCCCGTGTGTTGCAGAGTACATATATACGTAACGTATAGGGGTGGGGTGGCCCATGCGCCCCCTACTCACGCAAGGGTAGGTGCGTTTGTGGGCATCATGCGAGGCTATGTCCTTGGAATGTAATGCTTTTTATAGTTATTGAGTATGTCACGCAGGGGTTTTTCCCATGTTTTCACGGGCTTACAGGCGAGCGTGCGCAATGCAGGCATTCATGCATGTAATACCCCTACCCCCCTGTAGCACTCGCACACAAGTACACCCCCACCCCTAACGCATCACGCATACGCCTAACGCTCAGGCAGCCACATCATGCAGGCACTCAGGCGCATCACGCAGGCATCACACGAGGCAGTTTTGCTGATTCGTTCCACTCCCTCCAAGTGATTCGTTTTGCCCTAATCCCTACCCTCGGACCGTCCGAAACTAAGATCTACCCTAAAGGGTAAAAAAAGTGTTTGACACTCTCGGCGTTATCGTTCAGAAATAATGTCATCAACCGGCAATCAAGCCACAACCCGAAAGGATCTACCCAATGACAAACGCAATCGCAAAAACACATATCGACACAACGGTCACATTCGACGGTCAGACACACTCATTCAGCCAAGCCTGTGATCATGTAGCTCACATGTTTGACAAGCGGGATGACACGGCTGAGCTTGTGCTCTTGCAAACCCGTGACATTGGCGAATGGCTGCTCACACTCCGCAGCGTATACAAATCAGACAAACAATACGGTGCCGCTATCAAAGCCACACCTTTAGGTAAGCGCTCTATGCAGGATCGTAATGACGCCATGTTTGTTGCCTCCAATTGGGACAAGGTAGCAAAGCTAAACAAAAACGGTGAGCTTAACTCCCTCGGTGCCTCAGCGGTTCGGAAGCGGGTCAAGAAAGCAAGCGCCGCTGGCAATACATCCAAGGGCAAGGGCAAGCCTACAGAGGCACAGCCTGAGCAAGTGACACCTGAGGCAATGGCTCAAGAGGTCATGCAGAAGCTCAGCGAAGCTGGTATCAGTGTCGCCGCATTCCGCAAGGCATTCAACGCCGCAGCGAAGGCCTCAGCCTAAGCGGGGCAGGGCAGGGGCTTCCTTCGGGGAGCCTCTTTGCTTTTCAGTTTCTACCCTCGGACCGTCCGACACTAAACCACAAAGGGACAACGTAATGACACGCAAAAGAGAACAACGCTATAATCTAATCTTCAAAGTAACAATGACGCTCAACGTGCTATGCCTGATAGGCTTAGGCTATTTCTTTGGCTATGCGGTAGGGCAGGGCTTGCTATGAGATACATGTCCAAGCGCAAACGTATGAGGCTGCGCCCCGATAAATATCTATGGCATCACGCATCGCAATGGTTCAGCACCTCAAAATGGGGTGTTGACAATCGTTCTGCTATGGGGTCTTCTATATATACGCAAGAGATTGATGGCAATTCAGTTTCTACCCTCGGATCGTCCGAGACTAAACCTAGAAAGGAATAAGCATATGGCATACGTTATTGAAAACCCAGGGCGCCCTGAGGTACAGGCTATATTCGTTAAGGCTGCGCTTAAGATGGTACGCATAGGCCTCAAGCCTGCCCGTCACCTGACCAAGTCTAAGCTGATGGCTAAGGCTGGTGAGATTAGTGGCGTTAAGTACAAAAGAAATGAGATTGACAAAGCCATAGAAGATATGGATGCTATCATTAAGGCTAACATAAATGCTGAAACTCTACTCTCGGACCGTCCGTGACTAGAACTTATAGGAGACTTCACAATGTATCAACGTGACTGCACAACAATCACACAACACGCCATGTCTACACCTGATGGGTTGTATGACATAGTTGAATTTACTTTATGCACCATCAATATGCCCCTCTCCCGTGTCATACAACAACGTGTGTCTATCAGGGCTGAGGGTGTACAATCTAAATGGGTGTCATCCACCAAGGCGCTGGGCATAGAGTACGCTAAGGCTAACGCCCAGCGCTTGCATCAAGAGATCAACGCTATCGCTCAGCAGTATGGCAAGGACACTATTGATGGTGCGCAAGAGGCTGTCGATTTGTTTGTGGCTATTCCGTCTATCGGTATGGTGAAGGCTGGCTTCATTGCACAAATGTGTGGCTTCGAGGTGGCTTGCCTAGATAGGCACAACATCCGTATGCTTGGCTTGCCAGAGACTGCCCTACTCTTGAACAAGAAGGTCAAGCCTGAGCTACGCCGCTCTAAGATCCGCAGCTACGTCAAGCTATGCCGCCGCAAGGGCGCTGAGTATTGGTGGAATACATGGTGCAACTATGTAGCTGAGAAGGGTGGCATGAATAAGTCCTTGCCAACTGGTGATGCTGTCTCTAAGTATCATGTAGCAGCAGTAATTATGGGAGAGTAACTATGCAAACTATCATCACAAAATATCTACCTGCAACAAACACGCTGGGTTCACGCATCAAAGCTATGACATCCAGCGGTCACAAAGGTTCCACCTACACTGTTGGGTGGGATCACAGCTTGAACGTAGAAGGTAACCACACACATGCAGCGCAGCTGTTACTCAATAAGCTAGGCTGGCAGGGTAAGTGGAGAATGGGTGGCTTGACATCTGGCTTTGTGTTCGTTAACACTGAAGCTCATTACATGCCACTGATAACTGCATGGATGTCAGCTATATCAGATGCACAACCTAAAGAAGGAGAGTAACTATGAGAGTAGAAGTATACTTCAACCTGCACAAAAAACTATTCAGTGTGCGTGACTGCCATACAGGGCGTGTGATCAAGCACACCAATGATGTCACCATATACAATCCTAAGTTTGTAGTGCGTAAGGCTGGGCGTTTACGGGTACTGCGTGAACGTAAGAAGAACGTACATGCTTTCGTTAGAGGTGAGCTTATGGGCTACGAAGACATGTCATACTCACCTGAGTTGTACACAGATGTAACGTACAACCCATACAAGTATAGTAGCTTCGTAAATAAACACTCTGAAGAGACTGTTGACAATGCACAGATAGCTGTGCTATCAACTAACTCTGATGAAGGTACAACTATGAGGGCTTTACTATGATGACAGAAGTAGACGAAGACACTCGCTATCTATGCGAGAACGTAAATGGTGAGTGGCACTTGATTACTGCCACCACCTCTGAGTATAGTGGCAAGCTCATGCTAGGTATACTTGAGAGTACATACCCTATGGCTTGGTTCGATCTACTCTCGGACCGTCCGATGGTAAGACTTGATGAGGTTGACTATGAGACATTCTATGCTTATAGGTTAGACCTACTACGGCCTACCAAGAAACCCAAGGCTAAGCTAATTGTAATTGATGGAGGTAAAGACAATGACAACTAAGAACCTACTAGGTAAGTCCCGCCCACAAGATAAACCATACGCTGTATTCAAAGGGTATGGCCCCTTTGGTGAGACAGAGATGCGCTTACTCAAGACCTACCAACGTCCCGACAAAGAGAAGTCTAACAAGTATGCACGTTGGTTCGTTGCAGTTAAGACAGACATGACGTATGGTTCCTTTGAGCTAGGCGATAGCTACATCAGTGAGGCTACCTATGGGTTGACCTTGACATGGGCTGACCCCTTGTATAAAGAACAGTACTGGGATAGTAACTACACCAAGGTAGATACTGATACCTTTACGCAAGAAGACGCAGACCTATTGCAACAACTAGGATTATAACGCTATGACTAATGCACTTAACTTGAAGATCCTTTCTATGTGTGAGAAGATCTTACCTGACACCAAGATGAAGAACAACAAAGAACTAATATCCTTACTATCAGAAATTCGCAACCAACTGGAGACTAAATAATATGTTCGTATGTATCGCAACCAAACCGCTCAACGATGGCACTCGAGGCTTCCGCTTCAACCTTGTAGGCTTCAAAGGTCTGACCCGTAAGCGTCAGTCTAAGAAGCGCTACGGTGTACAGCGTGGCTCTTGCATGACAGCCTTGCACCTTGGCAAGCGCAGCGTGTACCTTGAGAAGACACTCAACAAGCTAGGCTCACGCCGTGTACGTCACTTCGCTGGCTAACTTAGTGGGGCTTCGGCCCCGCCTTACTTCATAGGAGAGTAATACAATGACTAATAAGACAATCAAAACAGAACTAACCCGTGACGAAGTACTTAAACTACTGGAAGTATACACCTGTATGGACAGCATGGTAGATGATACATTGGAGATGATGGATGTGCGGATGACACAACTCAGTGACCTGCGTGATAAGGCATACACATTAAAACATATGTTTGACTTCCGTCCTACTGTAGATGATGATGGTAATCCTAACCACTGGAAACCATGCGTACTACCTGATGATCCTACCGCATGGTACTACGAGAAAGGAGAATAACTATGACCCAGGAAGAACGAGACCTATTCATTGCAGAGCACTTGCTCCCTATCAATGAGGAGTATAACCGTGTGTCTAAGGCAGTGGATGACTATGAGTGGGAGGGTGAGTACTTGATGGCTGACTTCCACCGTGAAGAGCTACGCCACATTGACGCACTCAAAGCAGAGGGGGATCTATATGTTCCACGTTTTTAAAGGTGCAGCTATGATAGTAATTGCGCTTGTAGTTGTTGGAGTTGGGACAGGAGTATTATGAATGAGGAAGATCCGCATGATGATGTCACGGGTTGGGTTGGTAAACTACCTGTGTCGAGTGACACTGGCGATGAGCATCCTAGTGAACGTGTTGCTAGGAGGCCACAGTTACCAGACAATCGCAGCAAGAAACCTACAGAGGATGCGTGATAATAAGTTAAACTTGGTTTGGCTACTTGACTTTATCTACGGAGATTGTCATAGTGTTAAACTCTGGATAGATTGGAGAGGTAGGAGATGATTGTAATGCGACACAACAAGGTAGACCTTAAGCCTAACACTAAGCTACGTGATGCTGTGTCGCAGTACACCCGTAGTTCTAAGTTCGCTCAACTATCGGGTGCAGTACAGGCTAAGTATGACAGTACACTACAGCGTGTGTGTTCTACCAAGGTACAGAACGGCGCTGAGTTAGGTAACATCAAGCTGTCTGACATCAGGTTCAAGCACGTAACGTATGCCTACGATAGGTGGACTGATAACAATGGCCCATCTGCGGCTAACTATATGGCTACATGCCTGAGCATCGTACTCAACACAGCTATACGTCACGAAGCTATACTGGCTAACCCTGTGTCACAGCTACAGCGTAAGACAGAGAAGCCTCGCAGAGTTAAGTGGGCCAAGGATGACGTCAAGTCTTTCCTTACTACGGCATACTCTGAGTGGCGCTGGCGTAGCATAGGCTTGATACTACACATGGCATACGAGTGGGGTCAACGCATAGGTGACATGCGCCTACTCAAGTGGGAGGACATTGACTTTGATGCACAGCGTGTTGACATCACACAGTCTAAGCGTGGCGCTGAGGTACACCTACCCATACCAGATGAACTGTTAGCTATGCTTGAGGCACAGCGTGTAGACTTTGGCTTCCAGGCTTATGTAGCACCACGGGTCAAGCCTAACCACAGTGGGTACAGCCCTTACACTGCCATTGAGATACACACACAGGTCAACAACATAAAAGCTAAGGCTGGCCTTGACCCTAAGCTACAAGCTAGAGACCTACGCCGTACTGCTATCACTGAGATGGCTGAGGCAGGGGTGGATCTTGTAGGTATCATGCAGGTAAGTGGACACCAGAACCCTAACAGTGTTAAGCCTTACCTAGTCAATACATTCAGTGGTGCATCAGCTGCACTATCAAAGAGGAAGGGTAACTAATGAAAACCTGTAGCATATGTAGAGTAGAGAAACCTCTGACGGATTTCTTTAAGCGTAAACAGAACAAGGTTGACGGTAGAAAGTCCTACTGTAAGCCATGCAATAAAGTGTATGACGCTACTAAACGTGAAGAGAACCTAGAAGTATTCAAGGCTAGATGTAATGACTGGAAGAGCCGTAACAAAGACTATCGCCGTGCATATGATACTATGTACAAAGGTAAAACTAAAAAACAGATACCTCTATTTCTACGGGGGTGTACTGTAGAAGAGAAGAGGATCAAAGACATATTTAAACTAAAGGGTTTGATGTCAGTAATCACAGGTGTACCACATCAAGTAGATCATATGTGGCCCTTAGCGGATGGTGGTCCACACTGGAGCGGTAACATGCAGATACTCACAGCTACTGAGAATAGAAAGAAGTGGGCTACTGTTGACCCTGAGGTCAAGCGTAATATACAGAAGTCTCTTGAGGAGGAGAGGTTAGCATATGAACATACGTGATTACCTAGATGGACTAGACATAGGTGACGGTGACTCAGTGCGTATGGACTGCCCATCGTGCCGCTCACGTAACACCTTCTCGTGCTTCAAGGATGGCGGTGACTACGTGTACAACTGCTTCAAGCTAAGCTGTGGTTTGCGTGGCGCATACAGTACTAACATGACAGCTGCAGAGATTAAGTTACGCATGAGTAAGACAGAACCTAGTAAGAACAAAGAGATACAAGCACTAGTTTATCCAGAATATGTAGTGCAGCCTACCTCAGATCACGTTTTGTTACAGAGCTTTATCGCTAAGTATGACCTGCAACATGAGGGTTTGATGTACGATGTGAAGGATAGACGGGCAGTGTTTCCTATACACTACAAGGGTAAACTCATTGATGCTGTAGGCCGTGCGCTTGATGGTGCTATACCTAAGTGGTATCGCTACAGTGGCAAGGCTGACTACTTCACTAAGCGTACCAACTCCAAGGCTGATGTGGCTGTGGTAGTTGAGGATGTCATCAGTGCGATAAAAGTATCACACTTTATGCCCAGCGCAGTAGGGTTTGCTATCCTTGGTACATCTATAGGTGTGACAATTATGCAACAGCTAGGACAATTCAGTAAGGTGATCGTAGCGTTAGACAGGGACGCAGTACACAAGACCTTGCAATACAAACGAGAGGTAGAGCTTTGGACAGGCTTACCCACCAAGGCTTTACTACTTGACGATGACATCAAGTATGGTGTACAAGAGGATATAATTAGACTTAAGGAGATGGTACTATGAACACAATATGGTTACTAGTATGGTTTGTCTTTGTACCTGAGATGGGCATAGAGTATTACCACTTAGGTACATATGAGAACGAGACCTTCTGTGCTACTGCACTCAGAGATGCAGCAGTTATGGTCAACGATAAGAATGAAACAGTAGAATGTATTGGGGTACAGGTAGATGATTAGAGCAACCTATATTGACCACATGGGTAGTGACTTAACTGTAGCTAACGCTGCCCGTGTATCCTTTGGCAAGACCAGCGAGATGGAAGACGATCCGTGGGGGCCACCAAAGCTAAAGAAGAAAGACGATAAGCTGATACGTTACCTCGCCAAGCACAAGCACATCAGCCCCTTTGGTCACTGCTTTGCCAGCTTCCACGTTAAGGCTCCGATCTTCGTGGCACGGCAGCTAGTCAAGCATAAGTTCCTACGCTGGAATGAGATAAGCCGTAGGTATGTCGATGATGAGCCTGAGTTCTATGAGCCTTCAGTGTGGCGTGGACGCAGTGCCGACAAGAAGCAGGGTAGTGACGGTGTTGTAAATGTAGTATTAGATCAAGAGGTACAGTGGCACAGGCAGCTTTCTACCTACAAGACTTTACTGTTTGAGGGTGTAGCCCCTGAGCAAGCACGTATGGTACTGCCACAGTCTACTATGACTGAGTGGTACTGGTCAGGTAGTCTTGATGCCTTCGCTGACATGTGTCGCTTACGTTGTGCCAGTGACACACAATACGAGACAAGGTTAGTCGCAGATAACATTAGTAATACAATGTCTGAGTTGTTCCCTGTATCTTGGGATGCACTGACGGAGGATGGTGATGACTAAACTGTATGACTTAGAGCCAATGATCTTGGACTGTTGGCGTGTATGTAATGACCTTGAGACAGTGTTCAAACAGATAGGTGATGGTGAGCGTGAGCCTACGCATGACGAGATGATGAACTCCTTGATGGGTATGCAGCAACTATACGAGTGGAAGTTTGAACAGTTGTTCTTTAAGTACGAGGAGATATGCCGTGACAGACAATGAGTGGCCCTTAGAGGCAGACTTCACAGACATTAGACCTATGACACCTGAAGAACGTAAGGCTGCACAGGAACGTGACGCAAAGAATGGTAAGAGCAATGATAAAGAGTGAATGGAATAGGCTACTAGCAGAAGAGCAAGCACACAAGGATAGCGTAATGAGAGATCACGAGTTTAGTGACACAGTATTAGCAGAACATACATCAGACATCGTGAATGAGCCTAAGCACTATGCACGGTGGGACATTGAGCCTATCACGTACATCATGCGTAATGGCTTTGACTTCTGGCGTGGCAACATTATTAAGTACGCCAGTCGTGCAGGCTACAAGATGTACGAGGGTAAGACGCAGGTGGAAAGCGAGATCATTGACTTGGAGAAAGTCCAACGCTATTGTCAGATGCGTATCAACCAACTAAACGGAGAGGAGAAGTTATGATACCTGTAGGTCAACTAAGATTGTTACTCACTAAGGCTGGGCTAGAGTATGTTATCACTCGTGTTGAGGGTAACGTAGCACACGTTAATATCCTAGTAGATGGGGAGTTAAATGTACAGCGTTGAGTTTGAGCATGACATTGCTATCGTTACTAGTATAGATGAGCATGATGAGTATGAGGACTTGGAGGTGGTGCTTGCTGATGAGGGTACGGTATACCTCAGGCAGTATGACGAATCATACAAGAGCTATCAGCTTATCGTAATATCGTATCAACAATTACTAGACTTAATTACCTCACTAGATCAGACAGAAGGTATGTTTAAGCTACAACCTATAAAGGGAACACGATGATAGAGTACATTTACGGAGCAGCTACTATGTATGCATTGGGTGCTATCCTTATGCTTAACGTAACAGATCCAGCTGATCCCCAAAGACCTAACGCACACATATGGTTCTCATTGGGTTGGCCCTTGGCAGCTATCGTATCTATATACGAGTTACTTCGTTATGGATCAAGAGAGGACGATTAATATGACAGAGACTGCACTACTACGTAACCTAATGGACAAAGAGTTCTACGATAATCACAAGGGTATGCGTTGCCCTGATGCACTGTTCACCAAGGACATGCGTAAGATTAAGCAGGCTCTTGATCAGGCTATGGTGTTGTACGACAAGAGCATCACACCCTCTGAACTAGAGGCGCTGTTCTTTACAGCTAACCGCACAATGACTACAGCTAACAAGGAAGCATACTCTCACCTGTTTAAGCGCATTGAGGGTGAGTCACCTATGCATGAGGAGATTGCTACTGAGGTACTGTCTCGCTTGTTCCAGCAACACGTAGGTGAGTTGGTAACTAACTTAGGGTTTAACTATGTTAACGGAGAGGAGAACAACCTAGAGAAGTTACGCAAGCTAGTCGAGGATTACAAGGATGACTTCACCCCTAACCTCAACATCCAGTTCGAGGACATTGAGTTAGACACCATACTTGAGGGTATCCAGATAGAGACACAATGGAAGATGAACATCCCTAGTCTACGTGAGCGTGTCGAGGGTATCAGTGGAGGTCACTTAGTTATGGTAGGAGCACGGCCTAACACAGGCAAGACTACCTTCCATGCGTCCCTCATTGCATCGCCCAATGGCTTCGCTCATCAGGGTGCTAAGTGTTTGATCCTCACTAACGAGGAGAAGGCTGTGCGTGTAGCTGCACGTTACGTCCAAGCTTCCTCTGGTATGAACATCAAGCAGATCACTGAGAACAAAGCACTGGCCCTGTCTCGTTACACTAAGGTCAAGCAGCAGATCCAACTAAAGGACAGTACAGGTAAGGACATGGCTTGGGTTGAGGCTGTAGTTAAGAGCTACAAGCCTGACATAGTAGTACTAGACATGGGTGACAAGTTCGCTAGCCGTACCTCTGATAAGTCGGATGTGTATCTAAAGGATGCAGCTATACATGCACGTAACATCGCTAAGATTTACAACTGTGCAGTGATATGGATGTCACAACTTAGCGCTGACGCTGAGGGTGTAGTGCAACCCAACATGTCTATGATGGAGGGCAGTAAGACAGGCAAGGCAGCAGAGGCAGACCTGATGGTACTGATCTCTAAGAACCGCCAAGTCGAGGGTGTAGATGAAGAAGAGGACTTGACACGCTACTTAACTATAGCTAAGAACAAGCTAGATGGTGGGTGGCATGGACGTATTACTTGTGAACTGGATGGCGACATAGCACAGTACACAGCTTAGGAGGGATGATGAGAACAGTATTAGACGTAGAGAACAACACTACTAAACGAGAGGGTAAGAACTTGCTAGACCCTTGGGAGCCAGGTAACTTCTTGGTTCAAGTGGGTACTCTCAATGTAGACAAGACTGATGAGGAGCACATACTTACCTTCGATCATAAGGAGAAGAAGGACACAGGCGGTGGGGCTGCGTTTGTACTACAGGCTGTACTGGATGAGACTTCTCTTTTGATTGTACACAATGCACGGCACGACTTACCTTGGTTGTGGGAGGCAGGCTTTGCGTATGATGGTGAGGTGTATGACACTATGATTGGTGAGTACATTTTACTGCGTGGTGTCACTAGGGGCTTAGGCTTAGGGTATTGCGCTGAGGTACGTGACCTACCATCACGTAAGACTGATGTGCTTAAGGACTACTACAAGAAAGGATACAACACAGATGAGATACCTCTAGCTGAACTACAGGGCTACCTAAAGTGTGACTTAAATGTCACACGTGAGTTGTTCCTTGCACAAGAGGAGGACTTCGCTAAGCCTGAGAGCCAGTCAATGCTAAAGGTGCGAGACATAAGCATGAAGGTTGCAGTTACCCTGTGTAAGATGTACCAGCGTGGGTTCAAGGTGGATCGTAATGCACTGGATGAGGTACGAAAAGAGTTTGAGGATGAGAAGGTACAGCTAGAGACACGCCTTAACATGCATGTGCGTAAGCTTATGGGTGATACGCCTATCAATATCAACTCACCAGAGCAGATGTCCAATGTGATCTACAGTAAGAAGCCTAAGACTAAGAAGGAATGGGTAGAGCTATTCGATCACGTTAACAGTAAGGATCAGTACACGTCTACAGTAAATGTTAACACTGATCGTATCTTCAAGACGCAAGCCTATACGTGTGAGACTTGTGAGGGTACAGGTAAGACATATCGTATCAAGAAGGATGGCACTAAGTATGCAAGACCTAACAAGTGCAAGGACTGTGAAGCTAGAGGGTATCGTTTGAAACAGCTTAACCAATTGGCTGGGCTTGGTTTCTCTGCGCCTAACAAGGATTGGGTGAGTGCTAATGGTTTCTCTACGTCTAAGTCTAACCTAGAGATACTCATTGCTACAGCTAAGAGTAAGGCTAAGTATGATGCAATAGAGTTTCTAACTAACTACCGTAGGCACAACGCTGTAGGTAGTTACCTCTCTAACTTCGTTGAGGGTATTGACTTGTTCACTAAGTCTGATGGACTACTGCACGTTGACCTGTCTCAAACGACTACAAAAACAGGGCGCTTCTCTGGGCGTAACCCTAACATGCAGAACATGCCACGTGGCGGTACTTTCCCAGTTAAGAAAGTGTTTGTATCTCGCTGGGAGGGCGGCTATATTATGGAGGCTGACTTCGCCCAGCTTGAGTTTAGAACGGCAGCGTTCCTGGCTCAGGATGAGGTAGCCATGCAGGAGATTGACGATGGTGTAGACGTACATGCTTACACTGCTAAGGTTATCACTCTTGCAGGTCAGCCTACCACCCGACAGGAAGCAAAGGAACACACGTTTGCACCCCTTTTCGGGGCTACAGGGTTTGGTAGAGGTACAGCTGTCAAGGCTTACTATGAGCACTTCACTCAGAAGTACAGGGGCGTAGCTAATTGGCATAAGAAACTAGGCAAGGAAGCAATTACCCTACTAAAGATCACTAACGTAAGTGGTAGGCAGTATGCCTTTCCTGACGTACACCGCAGAGAGAATGGCAGCATAAGCCACATGACTAACATCAAGAACTACCCAGTACAGGGCTTCGCTACAGGTGATGTAGTACCCGTGGTACTGATGGAGTTAGAGGAGAGGCTCAAGCCTTTGCAGTCATGCTTGGTTAATACTGTACACGACTCAGCAGTTATAGATATACACCCAAAGGAGAAGGACTATGTGATTGCTATCATACACAGTATGAACGAAGATCTAACTCGTATCATAGCTGAGGCTTATGATGTCGAGATGAATGTACCACTACTATTAGAAGCTAAGATCGGGCCGAATTGGCTTGACACAGTAGACGTATAGTGCTATAACTAACTCTCTTTCAACCCGTACACAGAAAGGTTCTTGTACAATGACTAGCACAGAAGTAACACTAACAACTGACGGACGTTCTATCGCTGAGATGATGGGACTATCCAAGAACTCTAGCGGTAAGCGATCCATGCTTGCACGGTTCAGTCAGATCCATAGCCCATTGAAGGGTGACATGGAGATCAACGGCAAGGCTGTACGAGTAGACGTAGTACCAGCTGGTGCATACAAACTCTTACAGTCGGACGATAAGGTAGCATATGCTGTCTCACCTAAGATCCGCATCTATGCCCAGCGTATGCAGTGGACACGTTGGGACTCTGATGAAAACCTTATGATTAAGACGGTACTCGTTAACAACCTGACGGGTGACCTTAAGGACAACACCGGGGGCTTCAATGCGGGGCGTCCATCTGGTTACGTTGAAGACTTCAAGTCTTTACCTAAGGCTACACAAGAGTTGATGCGCAATACTAAGCGTACCAAGGTTGTGTTCGGTACTGTAGTAATGCAGGGCGCTACTGATGAGCAGGGTAATGCTATTGAGGATGCATCTATCACAGAGCAAGAGATACCCTTTGTGTTGGATGTAAAGAGCCGGGGTAGTATCACGGCAGTAGATGACATTATGAAGTCTATTGATCGTAAGAACTCTCTACCTCTACAGTACTTCCTTAACATGGGTGCAGAGATGCACAGTATGCCTAATGGCAGTGAGTACGCTACCTTCGACATCACTCTGGCTGACAAGGTAGACTTAGTTGAGGCTGACAAGGACATCCTTGATGGGTTTATGGAGTGGATCAGCGGCATGAACAACTACATTAACGACACGCATAACGAGAAGAGTGGTAGCTCTGGCATGTCTGCTAATGAGGAGTCTGTCATCAACGACATCATTGACGTAGAGGTGGCTGACTAATGAATCACGTTGCTGAACTAGCACTACACACATTCCTACAGAAGGCACTTGCTGGTGAGTCTACAGTAGATGAGTCTGTAATCTCTAAGGTAGGTGAAGACGTAGCGGATGCTGTGCGTAAGCAGTTCAGCAGCGGCCCTCGTGATGAGTTTAAGCTTAGGATGTCCAACCTCGGGCGTCCTAAGTGTCAGCTCTGGTACGAAAAGAATGACCCAGAAGATAAGATACCGTTCCCTCCACACTTCCTAATGAACATGATCTTAGGTGATATTGTAGAGGCGGTATTCAAAGGGTTACTTCGGGCTGCTGCTGTAGACTTTACTGACAATGAAAAGGTTGTACTCACCCTGTCTGACGGTACAGAGATTAACGGTGAGTTCGACATGATACTAGACGATAAGGTTGATGACGTTAAGTCTGCCTCACCTTGGTCTTACATGCATAAGTTCTCAGACTTTGAGACCTTAGCTAAGGGTGATGCCTTTGGTTATGTAAGCCAGCTGGTAGGCTATGCTACTGCAGCTAACAAAGATGTTGGTGGCTGGTGGGTAATCAACAAAGCTAACGGTCAGTTCAAGTATGTAGATGCATCATCTGTAGATGTCGATCAGGAGTTAAACAAGATCGAAGATACTGTGTCTTACATCAAAGAGGACAAACCTTTCGAGCGTTGCTTTGAGGCTATCCCTGAGACGTACCGCAAGAAAGCATCAGGTAACTTGAAGCTTGGTGTGTCGTGTGGGTTCTGTGCTTACAAGCATAAGTGCTGGCCTGACCTACAGTCCATACCGTCCCGTGTCTCTACTGCTAAGGAGAAGCCTATCGTAGACTATGTATTTATAGGAGATGAACTTGGTAGTACGGAAGCATAATGCTAACCGATACCGTAGCGGACTAGAGAGAGTTGTAGCTGAGTTCCTGAAGCAAAACAAAAAGAACTTCAGGTATGAAGATCTAAAGATTGAGTGGAAGGATCTCAGGTACAGGACTTATACTCCAGACTTTATCTTAGACAACGGTATCATAGTTGAGACAAAGGGTATCTTTGATAATGAGGACAGGCGTAAGCACTTAGCTGTAAGGGAGCAACACCCAGAGTTAGATATAAGACTAGTGTTTAGTAACGCCAAGGCTAAGTTATACAAAGGATCTAAAACGACATACGCAATGTGGTGTGAGAAGAATGGATTTCTATATTCACATAGGGTAATACCCCCTGACTGGCTTGAAGAGAAGGGTAAGGCAGTTAAGACCAAGCGTATTAAACTTAAGGTAGGGACTTGATGGATAAGAAGTTCAGTGTAACTCTTGTGCTAGCAGTAGATAGGGAGGCTAACTTCTTATCGTCACTAGACGAAGCACATGCAGAAGATGTATATGACTTGATTAAAGATATGTTCTATGACGTTGATGACGTTAGAGTAGACAACTTAATGGTGAAGGAGAGGTTATGATTAACGAGACAGACTTAGAAGCTTGGGGGTACTATAAGGATACTACTACGTATAAAGATATGACACTATCGTCCTATCAAAAGGCAGCTTCTAGTACTGCTATCTACCCTACGCAACATGCTATCACTTACCCTGCGCTGGGCTTAGCTGGTGAGGCAGGGGAAGTAGCCAACAAAGTCAAGAAGATCATACGTGATGGTAAGCTGGACAAGGCTGCACTTAAAGGGGAGATAGGGGATTGCTTGTGGTACATAGCAGCCCTGTGTCGAGACCTCAACATAGACCTGGGTGATGTAGCTAAAGCAAACCTAGAGAAACTACAAGACCGCAAAGCTAGAGGAACCCTTAAAGGGTCAGGAGATACACGATAATGAGCAACCAACTATCAACAGACTATCAAGCATTCATTCACAAGTCTCGTTATGCCAAGTACTTTGATAACAAGGGGCGTGAATCGTATGGTGAAACAGTAGCACGTTACGTAGACAATGTAGTACGCCCTGCAGTTACTGTAGAAGATAGCACAATCAAAGATATTGAGCAGGCTATTCTCAACCAAGACATCATGCCATCTATGAGAGCTATGATGACAGCTGGCCCAGCGCTAGATCGTGACAACACTGCAGGTTACAATTGTAGCTACCTACCCGTAGATGACCCTAAGTCCTTCGATGAGGCCATGTACATCCTCCTCTGCGGTACTGGTGTCGGGTTCTCCGTTGAGCGCCAGTTCGTCAGCAAGCTCCCAGAGGTGCCTGAGTTGTTCGAGAGTGAGTCTGTCGTTGTCGTTAAGGACAGTAAGGAAGGCTGGGCTAAGGGGTTCCGTCAAGTTCTTGCGCTCCTCTGGGCTGGTGAGATCCCTAAGTGGGATGTCTCTCGTGTACGCCCTGCTGGTGCAAGGCTCAAGACGTTTGGCGGTAGAGCGTCAGGCCCAGCGCCTCTCGTAGAGTTGTTTAACTTTGCTGTGTCCACCTTCAAGGCAGCACAAGGGCGTAAGCTTAGCTCTATGGAGTGTCACGACTTGATGTGCTTCATTGGTCAGATCGTTGTCGTAGGTGGCGTGAGGCGCTCAGCGATGATCTCTCTGTCTAACCTGAGTGATGATCGTATGCGTCACGCTAAGTCAGGACAGTGGTGGGAGACAGCAGGGCACCGTGCCTTGGCTAACAACAGTGTGTCGTACACTGAGAAGCCAGACATGGAAACATTCATGCGTGAGTGGCTCTCTCTCGTTGAGTCTAAGTCAGGTGAGCGTGGTATCTTCAATCGTGAGGCGTCCAAGAAGCAAGCAGCTAAGTTTGGGCGGCGTGATCCTAACTATGAGTTTGGTACAAACCCTTGTTCTGAAATCATTTTACGTCCATATCAGTTCTGTAATTTAACGGAGTGTGTGGTACGGGCTAACGACACATTGAAAGACCTTGAGCGTAAGGTAAAGCTGGCTACTATCTTGGGTACTGTACAGTCTACTATGATTAAGTTCCCCTACCTACGTAAGGTATGGCAGAAGAATACTGCAGAGGAACGGTTGCTTGGCGTATCTATGACAGGTATTATGGACAACCCACTAATGACAAACTCTAACAAAGGATTGGATAAGACCCTTGAGCATTTACGTTCTATCGCTGTCGCTACTAACGCTGAGTGGGCTGAGCGCCTTGGCATCCCTGTCTCTGCTTCTATCAGCTGCGTTAAACCTTCGGGAACAGTATCACAGTTGGTTGACTCTGCCTCTGGTATTCACGCTCGTCACAGCCCCCATTACATTCGGACTGTGCGTGGTGATAACAAAGACCCTTTGACTCAGTTTATGATTGACCAAGGTATCCCTAATGAGCCTTGCGTTATGAAGCCTGACTCTACTGTGGTGTTCAGCTTCCCGGTCAAGTCACCAGAGCAGGCTGTAACACGTAACGATATGACTGCAGTAGAGCAGCTAGAGTTATGGCTGACTTACCAGCGTTCTTGGTGTGAGCATAAGCCTAGCGTGACTATCTCAGTACGGGATGCTGAGTGGATGGCTGTAGGTGCGTTTGTCTATGAGCACTTCGATGAAATGTCAGGTGTGTCATTTCTGCCACACTCAGATCATACCTACCAGCAAGCACCCTATCAGGACTGCACCAAGGAAGAGTACGAAGAGATGCTTGCCAAGATGCCAGCCAAGATTGATTGGGAGCTTCTCAATGAGTACGAGAGTGAGGACAATACAGTGTCTATGCAGACTATGGCTTGCTCTGGTGACAGCTGTGAGATCGTAGACCTAGTGTAACCCCTATACCTGAGCATGTATTTAAACTGCTCCCTTAGGAGATACTATGTATACAATAATAACTCGTGAACAATGCAACTTCTGTGATGACGTTAAGGCTTTACTACGAAGTCGAGGCTTCCCTTACACTGAGTACAACGTACAGTCGGCTAGCTCTAAGTGGGTATTGACATTGCTTAAGAGGTCTAGTATTACTACACTACCTCAGGTGTTCGACACTAAGGGTAAGTTGATTGGAGGGTACACTGAGATGAAGGCTTTACTAGAAGGGGATGATAGGTAATGCAGTTAGATCTATTTGAAGATGAGTCGCCTCAACCCAATAGAGACCCTACTATGCGTATGTGTAAGAAGTGTAACCAAGAGAAGTCCCTTGATGATTTTAATGCTATATACTACAGAAAGAATGGTGAGCCTACTAAAGGCTATCGCTGTGCTGACTGCCAGCAGGATCACTCCCGTACTGTAGCTACCCTAAAGAAAATGCATCCCAAGCCTAGTGACAATATATGTGAGTGCTGTGGTGATTTAGCTGAGAAGATGTGCCTAGATCACAGTCACGTTACGGGTGCATTCAGAGGGTGGGTATGTGAGGGTTGCAATCATAGTATGGGTAAGTCAGGTGACAACCCTGATAAGTTAATCAAACAAGCGGAGTATTTACGTGCAAGAAGAATTAGTTAAACCAAGACGTACCCGCCGTAAGACAACCTACAAGGGTGCAGCTAGCAAGCCTACCTCTGGCATAGTACCTAAGACTGACAATCAATGTAAGCTAATCAACGCCATTGCCTCTAGCAAGCAGGTGCTAATACTTGGCCCTGCTGGTACAGGTAAGACTTACGTTACAGCTACATGTGCAGCAGACTTGTACACACGCAAAGAGATTGACAAGATTGTTATCACACGTCCTCACGTAGCTGTAGGTAAAGACATTGGGTTCCTACCCGGTACACTAGAAGAGAAAGCACAACCTTGGGCGCTGCCTGTGCTAGACGTACTGATTAAACACTTAGGTAGGGGCGCTGTTGATACAGGTGTAAAGAACGGTAACATTGAAGTAGCTACACTAGCGTTGATGCGTGGACGTAGCTTTGACAATGCGTTCATTATTGTAGACGAAGCACAGAACATAGACATACCAGAGATCAAGATGTTGTTGACACGTGTAGGTGAGGGTAGCACTATCGTCCTCAATGGTGACATACAACAGTCTGACTTGAAGGGTACGTCTGGTCTAGCTAAGATCATACACCTAGCTAAGAAGCACATGCTAGATGTTCCCGTAGTAGAGTTTGGCATTGATGACATTGTACGTAGTGGGATCTGCGCTGAGTGGGTCAAGGTGTTTATGAAGGAAGGCTTGTAGTTAAGCCTTGACAGTATCACATGCATATGTTAAACTGCCCTAGTTAACATTGTTTGGGGCGTGTTATGGTACTTAATATAGAAGAAGAAGCTAAGCGTTTCATCGCACTGAAGAAGAGAGAGTTCATCACTGAGATAGATAAGATGTACACCACTACATCTGACTACATAGTGTATAACTTATACTCTTCTGATGAACGAGACCACGCTATCAAGGCTCTACAAGAAGCTGTGCTATGGGCTAAGCATTGTATGGACAAGCACGGCATACAGTAAAACTAGAAAGGGGAGCTTAATCGCTCCCCTCTTTTTATTTCTTTTCGTCTATTAATCGTTGGTCTTCCCTTACCTCAACGAAACCAACAAAGAGTTTTAGCTGATGATCCTCTAGCTCATTTAGATCTTTTTCAATACCAAACTCCTTAGCGTACTGCTTCAGCCTAGCCTTATTGGCGTACTCCCCAGCCCCTAATTTAAACAGCATCAGGGTACGTGTATCCTTGGGGTCAAAGGACGAAGAAAGGATATCTTTTACTAGAGCTTTACTCTCTCTTATGCGCTGGTATATGTAGCTCTTACGCTGCGCTGGTGTACCTGATTTCCACTTAGTAGACTCTATAAGAGCCGCAAACTCATACTCAAGTACAGGGGCAATGATACGCTGTACATCGTTACGAGCCTCAGGAATAGATGATCTTATGTCAGTCTTCCAGTTGGGTATACCAGCCTCACCAAACGCTTTCTCTGTACTAGATAACGCATTATTGAATCGTATACCAAAGACCTTACTTATTGGTACTTGTGCTCTGTCCGTAGTGATAGCGTTGTACTTCTCACCCGGCTTTGTGTATAGCTCCATAGACTCCAGCAACTCATCTGCGTATCTAACAGACTTGTTAACCCACTCAGAGCCTTGCTTACGATCTGGTGCTACATATGCATCACCCTTAACCATAGCTGCAGTCAAGTTAACAGGGTCTAGGAAACGAGTATAGCCTGAGGCGTACATAGATGTAGAGCCTTGGATAACTTTAATCAAAGCTTCTTTGACCTCAATATCTTCTGTTGTCATAGCTTCCACTAGCAAGTCGAAAGAACCCTTGATCGTATCATCAAGCTGACGGGTCATGTTCCCTGGACCTAGCACAGTCACGATCTCTCTAAAGGTTTCTTCAGGTACTGTACCGTCTTTGTCAATGTGAGCAGCCATACGCCCAATAGCCTTGTAGAATATGTATGGGAAGTCATACAGACGGTTACGAATAGACCCATCAGAAGACCTAGATTGATACCATTGAAGACCCTCTTCTAGGTAATCTTTTTCGTAGTTGTAGGCTGCACCTATAAAAGAAATACCCACAGCTGTCTTGCTAGCTAGATCTCCTACGTCCCGTGTACCACCCATAAAGATCCTGTGCGTAAGGCTTATACCAGAGTGGTCCATCATGTGTGCAATAGTGTTGTTAAAGAACTGCCCGAATGGTATCATAGCTCCAACGAGAGGTAGTCGGCTTACCTCCTCAACCATGCCAGCAATCTTACCTAGAGTTGTACTGGAGTCAGCATAACTCTTAGAGAATACATTACGCAGTGCGTCTTGAGATGCGGCACTTATTACTTCAGCGTAGTCATCCCCCATCATCTTCTTCCACATGTCAGGGTCTTGTAAGAACTCCTTATATGACATGTTATATTTAATACGCATCTGTTTATCTACGGCATACATAAACTCTTGAGACTTAGTAGCAACGTCCTGTAGCTTAACACCATAGACAAGCTGGATCTTATCCATAATCTTATCTAGTTTATTACGGCTAATGGTATTTACTGCGCCATCACCCAGAGCCTCACTCGCTACCTCTGAGAACTCTTCTAGTTGTAGCTTACGGGACAGCTCCTCTATATCAACACCACCTGCCATGTAGCGCAGCATATCTTTTTGAGCCTGAGGATTAAATGCCAGTATGTCTTGGAAGGCTTCGTAAGTCATGTTAGGGTCTAGTAAGTTACGAGCTTTTTGTTTCTGCAGGGAGAACATAAGACCTGCCTTCTTAGCGTAGCTAGCAGCGCCTTCCCTATTAAACATAGCAGCGTTAAGAATAGCAGCCCCACCAAAGAGAGTACCACGCACAATATCAGTAGCGCTCTGCATAGAACTAGCAGTAGACCAACCAACCAAGTTAAGTGCAGTAGTACCAGGGTGTGTAACGAGCATACGAATAAGGTTACGCTGCATGTAGTTAGCAGTACCTAGTATACCTTCACGTACTTTAGTTGTAACGCCGGGGGTTTCAACCTTGATAAGTTCTTCTATCAATTCCCCTGCTTCTGCGTCTGGTTTGATCTCACGTATCTTGTTGAACACGCTAGATGCATTACGCACAATAGCCATCTTCTTAGCGGCGTCACTGATCTCACTAGCTACCAAGTCTAAGGCTGTACCTGTTATGGTATTGCCATCTGCGTCTTTGATAGTAGCTTGTTCAAATAGCTTCTTGCCTTTGTAAAGATCTACGTTTGCACCAAGCGTATCATCAAAGATGTCTGATAACTGAGCCTTTACATTGTTTGGCATGGCTACCATAAGGTCACTCATCCAGTTCAGGAATCCGTCCTGAGGGTCACGCTTGGTCCAGTACTTGATACCGTTGTCAGCTAGGCTAGTAGATATACCCTTAAAGAAAGCGTCTTGCCATACTAAGTCATCAGGGATATAGTCGCCTTGTTCTACTTCCCGTAGTGGTACACCTCGTGCAGCTTTATCTTTTAGGGTCTCCATCATATCACGGAAACCAGTTAGACTAGCCTCAAAGCCATCCATATCTAAATCGTCTAGGGTTTGTGATGGCTCACCTGCTATCTTACGAGCATTAGCTAGGTGTTCTTGTGCCTGATAGAAACGCATGGCCCCCAGAGAAGATAGGTCTGCTTCATCTAAGTTAAATCCACGTGCGAAAGAGTAGCCTACGCCAAGACCTATAGCACCACCAGCAGCAGCAAAGCCACCTTGCATCATGTTGTAACCATCTTGTAGGTCTACGTCATCCATAATGTTTTGATAGATAGCGTCCATACCAACGCCAGCTACAGTGTCTGTAAGACCTACGCCAATAGCTTCTCTACGTGCAGCCTGTTTAGTAGCCGCTAGAAAAGTTTGTTGCTCTGCTGTTTTTGCTCCAGACTTAAGGGATGCACTAGTCATCAGCTTGTTTGCTGCTATACGTTCTTGTTGTTGTACAGCCTGTCTTGCTCCCTCTGAAGCGCCTTTCTTTTTAACTATGTCTAAAGCATATGATCGTGCTGCTTGTTTAGCTACTTGACCTGCAGCTTTACTGGCTCCCATACCTGCAAGCTTACCTACACCTAGCCCCACCAACCACATAGGGTCTACGATTAAGGCACGGGCGTAGTCACCTACAGCGTCAAGCTTCTCCATAGAAGAAGTACCCTCAGAGAAAGCACCCTTCATAGAGTCAAAGGTGTCGTAGGCTGAGGCTGCTTGATTCATAAGTCTAGTACGTTCAGCTTTATTTTCTGTACCTTTAATCTTATTCAGGTAGGCAAGCTCCTCAAAGGTAGTTACTGACTGACCAAAGCTAAACTTACGCATGTGGTTAACGTAAGAGTCAACTACTTTATCTCTGCCATGCTTATCTTCAGTCATGCCAAAGTGGTCTTTCATGTAGGGTGCAATCCTACTGTACACATCATCTCTAGTCAGATCACGCACACCTTCAGGGTCAGCACCCGGCTCTAACATATCGTCAGTCTGAGTGTCTACTCTACCATTTACATTAGCAGCCATAGCCTTATTAAAAAGACTCTGAGCATCATCTTCCTCTTCAGGCTTAACCTCTACATTATTAGCTAACGCCTTATTGAACAGAGCAGAGCTATCCATTTACAGACCCATCTCTTTTTGTACTATAACTGAGCCATACTTTTCAACTAGCATATTCAGCAAGCCTGAGTCACCACTTAGTTCGTTAGCTTTCTGTGCTCTTTTAAGACGTGCCTTATCGCTTGATGTCATCTCTTTAGGTTTCTTAGGCCTTCTTACCAGAGGCTCAACTTTGTTGTCTCGGGCCACCATAGCCTGTTGCTGTCGTGTATCTCCAGGGAACCTTGGAACAAACCCATCTTCCGCTGCAGAAGGTTCAGTGTCTACAGAATCCTCTGCCTCTGCTGCTTTACGCATCTCAGTGATCTTATCTTTAAGGGCTTGTAAAGCTACTACCCTATTCTTTTGCCCTTTGCTCTTCATAATACGTTCCCCTAATGTCTCCTCAAAGAGGGATGCTATAGAGGCATTTATCATATCTTGAGTATCAAACAGGGACTGATGAATCCTATCAGGCAACTCAGTCAAGAACCTTAATGCTTTTGATATGGACTCTGTTGTGGCTTCCTCTAAGTTATCGGGTACATCTCCAGGGAACTCTGGGGTAAACTCTTCTCTACTCTGCTCAATGATGTTTGTACCAGCGTCAATACGTGCATTAGCTTCGTCTGATAACATCCCCCTAGCGGCAGCAATTATTTCAGAGTTAGTTTTCTTCTCTCCATCTGCGGCCTCTGTTCCTACACCAATCATTTCCATCAAAGAACCAATAGGATTTTCTGGACCTGTAAACCAGTCAAAGAAACCAGACTTAACCTCTGCCTCAACTTCATCAGGAACTTCCTCACCTATATTGAGTTGCATGTACTCCTTCCAACCCATAGCGGCAATGTCTGCTGCTCTCTCAGAGTAAAGCTCTGCGTTCTCCTGTAGTTGACGTGACCATGCTTCAGAGGAGTCTGCTTTTGAGGAGTTAAACAGACCTCTACCAAAGTCTATAACTGTAGACATAGCATTGGCTAAACCCGCTTTACCTACGTCCATATAGGTATAGCCTTTAGTGTTTACAAAGTCACTAGTTTTACTTAAGAAGCCAGCTACTATCTCTCCTCCTATTACAGCATCAGACAACGCATCAGCGTCTTCTGGCAATAGGTATGAGCTATCTTTCCAGCTATCATCTATTGGTACGTCATCCATAGGTAGACTGGTATATGAGATGGGTCCGAAAGGAGTCATACCACTCTTTGTATTACCGTAGCCTTGATCCACTGCTGGTGTCATCAGGGGTGCTATCCACTTCTGGAACCTAGCAGACATAGCCGACTGTTGTCGTTCACGGATTTCGTCAATTCTTGCGGCCTCTGCGTCTACTTTAGGTTCTGGATCTACTGGAGGTGTAGCCTTAGTATAAGTATCAATAAAGCCTTGTTTAACTACAATTTCTTTACCATCAACTGCAATAGTATCGCCTACTTTTATATCACCGTTTTCTACAGCTTTTTGTACAGAGGCCTGTGTATAGGTTATTGGAGTTACTACAGTATTAACTTCGCTACCACGAGGTGTAGTATTTAATGTGGGTATTTCCACACCCCTACCTTCTAATGAGGCATCGTCTGCCCGATCACCAGATAGTGTCTTGAAGGTAGCAATGACTTCTTTACCCAGTAAGAAGTTTCTACTTACCCTACCAAGGCCATTACTCTCAAGCCCCTGTAGATAGGATAAGAACTCTCCGTTAGTATCATAATCTTTAAGGTAGGTATTTATAGCCGAATTAGGGTCTGACTTTGCTAGCTTCTGAATATCCTGAAGTTTCGTTAGCTCTTCCATTACCTTCTGTACCTCAGGCCCACCTTGCTTTACAAGCACACCTAGCTCATCTATCTGCCTCGCAATGGCGTTATCAAACGTACTGTTTACAAGCTTGTTTACCTGACCGTACTCAGTAGGGCTAAGAGGCTTAGGTGGTAGCTTAATACCTAAAGGTTTACCTGCCTTAGGTCCAGAGCTAGCGGCAATACGAATTAAGTCTTGACCACTGTAGCCACCATAATAGTCAGCATTAATAACTTGGTCTTCCAGAGCCTGAGCATCTAAGCCTAGCATAGCACCCAACATGCCCGTCTTACGTTTAACTGGATCTGACTCAGACTTGTAAAGACCATACGCACGATTAATCACAGTCTCTAAGTCTTCCTCTGGGTTATCACTTACAAAGTCTAGGGCAGAGGTTTCAAGTTCTTTAATGTCATCAGGCGTTAGATCTGTACGCTTAAGTACATTCTGAGCGAAGTCATACATACCTCTAACGCCACTCTTGTTAGTGATACCAGTTACAAACCCCTTAGAGAAACCAAAGTCTTGAAGCTGATTAGCTACAGCTAGCGCATCATTTGCTTTACCTTCAATGTCTACTACAGCCTTTGTACCATAGGTTTGCAAGTAGTCCTTACGTTTCTCCGCTTTAGCCCTGTAGTACTGACGATCTTCTTCAATTAGCTTAGACATCGTAGCGCCGAAGCCTGCCATAAATCCTGCTGCCATAGTATTAACCCCTTGCCATCAAGCCACGTGGTGCTTCCTCAACGGGAGCTTCCATCATAGGCATTTCTTCTGTGTCTTGTTGTTCTTCGTCTTGAGGCTCAGACAGCATGTCTTCTACTTGACGCATAGTCTCTACGCCTGCATCGTCAGCTTCTGACCCTGGCTCTACAGCATCTAACTTCTTACGTAATAGAGCGAGGACTTGTTTATCTTCTTTCTCTTGCATCTCAAACTCAGAGGGTTCATCGCCTGTCGTGTAGTCTAAGCCAGCCTCTTCAGCGATAGATACTAGCTCTTCGTAGATGACATCACCAATAATAAGACTAACATCTACAGAATGAATACCCTCCATCTGTGCAGTAGTTAATACTGTCTTAGATAGAGCACGAAGAGGAACACCTACTTGGATAAGCTCTACTATATTGTCGAGAGCCTCAGGGGAGCTTAACCCTTCCATGTGGAACTTGATAGCCTCACGTGGGTCAGAGATCTCAGCGGGACGCTCCCAAGGGTAGTTCTTGGGTGTGTCCGTAAGGGATTGACCTGCTATAGGGGCGTTTAATAATTGAGACATTGTGTGTTACCTTATCTTATAATAGACTGTATACGCCTGCAGCACTACTCAACCGCTTATTTATATTGGGCTTCCCAGGACGTAAGTAGTACTCACTGACAAGCTCTGTGGCGTCTTCAACAGTACCTGCTTCTTTTAGTTTAGCGATAGTGTTCATGCCAATGTCACCAATGACAGCATCCTTACTACTTAATTCCTTTTTAAGATACCCGTAGTTAGCTTCATAAGAAGAGAGGTCTAAGCCTTGACTAGTTGCCCAGCTTTCAAAAGCTTTCCGTCTAGGTCCAGTCCATTGAGCTATACCATACCCGCCACGGCTACCCTCTACTGTTGGTGTAATCTCTTGAGCGTACTTAAAGTTACCAGTCTCATACGCCAGGTTACCCACAAGACCTGCTGCCTGTTCTTTAGTTAGATCAAAGTCATTCATAAGGTCACCAGACAGACGTGTAGCTACATCGTAATAGCTACCCTGTGCTATTGCGCCATTCTCTTGATAGTAAGTACCACTGGTAAGCTCAGACATAGCTCCACTCTGAGCCTGTGCATCCATAGCATCTACCCGTGCATCAATATCCTCAGCATCATAAGCATCAAACGACATAGGAGTACGCTCTTCACGTATAGTATTTAGATAGTCACCAATGTAGCTTTCTATGTCGTAGTCCTCAGAGCCAGCATCAATGACCTTACGAGACATGATACCACTAGCGCTCTTACTACGTCCACCTATGCTAGGTATATCTGTAGCTCGTGCTACAATCTCATCTGCTAAGCTAATCTCTGCCATGTCTTTTCTTTCTTAATTAGTTTAATATGATACCTTTGCCAGCAGAGGCACTCATATAGTTCAAACCACCTTTAAGAAGGGTAGCAAACAAGCCGCCTTGTCCTTGGGCATCTGCATATGCTGCCTGTGCGTCAGCTTTTAGCTCTTCAACTAGCACAGTAGCCATGCGATCTGCTGCACTCTCGCCAGACGCATAAGCGAAGCTCATAACGTCACGCTCTCTCTGCCAGTATGCGTCCAGGTTAGTAGCAGTCAAAGCATTAATAGTCTTAGCGAAGTTCATATTGCTTTCGTTCTGCGCTGCAGTGTTGGCTGTAGATAGAGTCTGACGCCACTGTGCATTTGATTGAGCAATGAGTAGACCATTCTGTGCGTTAAACAAGTCACGCTGTTGCTGGATCTCAGAGTTAAACTCACGCAGTGCATTCACAGAGTTAACATTGAATTGATCCATAGCGTTCTGCTGTGAGGCGTTGAACTGTGAAGTCTGACTACGTAGGTTAGCAAAGTACTGATCTGTCTGGTTCTGGCTTGTAGCGTTGAACTGTGCAGCGGCGTTCTCTGCAGCCTGATCTGTGAACAAAGCCTGTACGTTCTGCTGCGTCTTAAAGATAGCTGTCTGTTGTTCGTTAGACAGGTTAGCCATGTCCATCTGTAGGAAGCTTTGAGCGTTCTGTACTGCAGCCTGTTGACGGTTGTTGAGGTTAGCCATATCTAAGTTAGACAAAGCTGCAGCCTCAGCCATCACCATAGCTTGACGGTTGGACAGGTTGTTAAGGTTCATCGTGTTAGCTGCACGTGCATTCTCAAGAGCTATGTTCTGCTCCGCTGAGAAGTTCATGTTAGCTATGTCACCGATACGTGCTGAGTTCTGTACACGAGCTTGGAAGCCTTGGTCAAACTCCATGCCAAGGAAAGTAGCACGTTGTTGTGCAGAGAGCATAGCACGTTGCTGACGGTTTGTCAAGTTCTGGGACTCAAACTGAGCCTGTACTTGTGCGTCCATCTGAGCGATAGGTAGTGCAGCTTCCATTGTAGCTTGGATAACAGCCTGACCAGCAAGGCTAGACGCACCTAAGCCACGAGCAGAGAGTGTAGCCATAGCTGTACGCATAGAGCCTGCAGCCCATGCAGGTGTTTCACCACCCTCGAACTGCTGCATAAGACCTTCTAGTTGACCTGCTACAGTAGCCTGTGCGCTGGGCGTTGCAGTTGCAGCTTGTACTTGCTCAGTAAAGGCAGCAGCACTAGACGCATCAGCTACAGGGTCAATGAGTTCACCTGTCTGCATCTCTCTGGGCGCAGGGGCTACAACGTCAGTAGCTGTACCCTGTGCGCCTTGCATACCAGTTAATGCTGTAGTAGTTTGTTGTTGTGCAGCTACCTGTGCGGGAGCAGACACTGTACCCTGTGCAGGCTGTAGTCCAGCTGTCTGAGCCTGTACCTGTGAGTAAGCTGGGGTGAAATCGTAGGTCTGTGCTACAGGGGTGACTTGTTGGTTGGCTTGTTGTACAGTACCAACTGTAGCTGCCTCTGCGTAGGGTGCAATAGGAGTAGCTTGTCCAGCGTCTACGGGTACAAAGTCTGCAGCTACTGGCTGAATGTAGGACACAGGCGCTTGAGTAGGTTGCATAGTCTGGGTAATCAAGTTCTGAGTGCGCTGGGCTTGATCCTCTATAAATGTACCATCACTAGCGTATACAGGCTCTGGCTCCTTAGCACCTCCCATAAGAGCACCCATAGCTTTGACTTTGTTACGTAGTCCCTCTGAAGCATTCATAAACGCACGTGCAGTATCTATGTCATCGCCTTGCATACCATTCATTTGAGCTAGCTTGATTAGTGCTACATCCCCACCCTCAGCATAACCACGTACAGTACCGCCTTGGGCCATGCCAGTAGCTTCTTTTTGTGCTACTTCTTGAGGAGTACCCTTACGAACAAACCCCGGCGGTACGTAGGTGGTAGGGCTACCATTTACTTCAGTTACCACTTGCTGCTGTCCTAAGTTATTACCGTAGATAACTTGCTGTACGCCACCGCCTACTGGAGCTACAAGAGTAGGGTCTACCAAGCCAGGTGTACCAGCGTAGTGTGTCTTATATGTAGCAGTAGTAGGTACAGCGCTAAGGCCTGCAGTCTGAAGAGGCTTACTAAATGTACCTGCCTCTTCGTTGCTGATAGATGTATTTGCTGATATTTGAGGCTGGTTGTAGTAGCTAGGAGGTGTTACCTGTTGTGTTACTACTTGAGGTACAGCTTGTACAGGAGCTACCTCGCCTTGACCTAAGTTAAGTATGTCTGTGTTAGACGAAGAGGTTACAGCAGGCGCAGTAGGTGTAGTAGGTGTAGGGACTATAGGCTTTTTCTTTTTAGGTAAGTCACCCCACTCAAATATATCAAGCTCGGCTGCATCAAAGGAACCTGCGTTTTCTATAATAGGTTCCCAGTAAGGGTTAGTTGCTACTAGTGCAGCAGTGTTGACTTTATCTTGAGCCGCTTGCTCTATAGTTTTACCTGTTATAGCACTTGTTGTAGAGGCATCAATGCCTAAAGTTGCAAGCTCTTGAGTAAGCCAAGCATTTGATCCTGCGCTACTATTCGTTACAACTATTTCATCAAGACCTGCTTCTACAAGTTCTTCTTGAGTAGGTGCATCTTGCCATCTATCGTAAAGCAATGTGGCCCCAACGTCCTCAGGGGTATTACCTCCATAGAAAGTCTTGTTATCCCCTACGTTGTAGCCATTCTCTGCTAGTAGGTCATTAGCTGCTACAAAGGCAAAAGAGTTTTCTTGGCTGGTTTCCAGGCCTACAGCCTGATATGCGGCGTCCAGATCTGCTGTTGCTACACCCGTGTTCTGGGATATAAATACTAAGTCTGCTAAAGCTTTGATGTCTTCTATGCTTGCCATTATACTTTACCCTTACTTATCTAAGTTCATCCATACTGCACCTGCAATAAAGGTGAGTATAGAGACTGTCATTACTTTAGTTACTGTGTTCCAGATAGACTTACGAGTATCACGCCAAGCCTCAAGCAGGCTGCGCATCTCAGTTATGTCTCTCTGTGCAGAGTCATCAAGCAAGCCAATAGAAGCCAATGCCTCCTTCGCACCCTTACGGGCCGCACGATCAAGCATAGCTTCAAGTTCTTCATTTGTGATTGTTGTTTGACCCATGCTCTTTAGTACCTATTTATTGAGTAGAGGATTGTTAAGTTATAACAGTTTTTAGCTTACTTGTCAAGCCTTAGTGTAGTCTACCTTACTTCTTGAGCTAGTATTGCAGCGCCCCAGATTAGACCTGCACTACCTAATGCAAAGACAACAATAGCGGCTACTATTGTAAGTGCATAGAAGATCTTATCTCTCTTTGCAGCCTCAGCTTCAAGGGCATCCTTGCGTCTCTTACGTGCTCTTGCTTGCTCATGTACTACACTCTCCCACATACCCGGTGGTCCGTACAGCTGGCATATAGATCGGAGTTCATCTGTAACTTCTTTATGCTTCATCTTTGCTTGAGCAATTGCAAAGCCTTCTTCTTCTGTAGATGTTAAACGGCCTAGTGGTCCTTTGTGTCTACCCTTCTCTGCAACACCAATCTCTGCCTCAAGATTAGCAAGCTTACCAA